TGCTATCAATCCGCAATACAGTTTCTCTGCGGTTGTGTCAGAATGGACTCCGTTGAATGGTGCCGTAGGCGAGTTGGCAACAGCAAGTGTTTCTTGGCCTATCAGCGGCGCAATTACAAAGACAACAACATAAAAAACTAAGGGGGAAATAAAAATGGATGGATTATTCATAAAGGTAAAAACAAACGATGGCACAGATGCAACTTTCCCGTTGCGACCAAGAATCATCGTTGACTTTGAACAAAAGTATGGAAAAGGACTTGCAAAGTTAATTGGGGAAGAACAAAAGCTAGAGCATATCTACTATTTGGGTTGGCTCGCGCTTAGATCAAACGGAAAAGTTGTGAAGCCTTTCGGCCCTGATTTCTTAGATACATTGGAAGCAGTATCTTTGGACACAGACCCAAATTCCGAATCCACAGAGACAGCCTGACCTATTCAATAGCAGCAGTTTCTGTGGAGACAGGCATATCTCCAATTGATTTGCTTGATGCTCCTGATGGCATACTTGAAGCAATAGTCATATACATGAAAGAACGAGCGAAGGCGCGAAGCAAGTAATGGCGGAAATCAATTACAAAGTTGTGATGCAAGGCTTGACCGAAAACATCATCGCTCTTGAACGCTTCGCGCCTGACCTCAAAAGAGAATTGAACAAAGAAGTTCGAGGCATCCTTGCACCGATTGTGGTTGAGGCAAAAGGCTATCTTCCAAGCAATGGTGAAATTCATCCTTCAGGATGGCAAAAAGGTGGATTCAAAAGATTTAATGGAATCGGCCCATTAGCTCAAGATCAAACTCGTGGATTTATTGCCTATGATGCCGAACGAGCAAAGTCAGGAATCAAGCAAACTGCCGCGACTTCTAAAAAGAACGGCACAGGATTCAGCAACACTTATGGAGTTGTTCAACGCGACCCAGGTGGAGCAATCTTTGAAACGGCAGGTCGAGGAAGTGCGGCATCTCGCTCACGAAGTCGAACAAGCCGTTCACGGAATCCACAGGCTTCTCAACATTTTATTGGCGTGATTCAAAGAGAACATGGTGCTTTGCCAACTGCTCGTGGAGAAGGCAAAGATAAAGGTCGCGCACTTATTCGCGCAGTTGATAACAACAGATACAAAGCATTGAATGCAATTCGTGAAGCAGTTGATAAAGCATCATCAAAAGCACAGCAACGAGTTGATTCCATTGTCAATCAGAGAGAGGTGTAAATCGTGGCAATTGTCGAGCGCATAATCACCGTCTATAATGACAAAGGTTCAAAGCAAGCAGTCAAAGACCTTGTAGGTCTTGAGAAAAAATTTGCTAATGCAGGAAAAAAGATTGCAAAAGCATTTGCCGTTGCAACCGTTGCAGTTGGTGCTTTTGCAGTCAAACTTGGAGTTGATTCCGTCAAAGCTGCAATTGCAGATGAAAAATCACAGACACTTCTTGCCAACTCTTTGCGTAACACAACAGGGGCAACCGATGCAGCGATTGCAGCCACAGAAGCCTACATCGATCAGATGCAGAGAACTTTCGGTGTGGTTGATGATGAACTTCGCCCGGCTTTAGGAAAACTCGCCTCAATAACCGGCTCAATTACGGATGCCCAAAAACTTCTTGGTCTTGCACTTGATGTTTCAGCCGGTGGCAGCGTTGATTTAGGATCAGCAACAAGTGCCGTCACAAAGGCATTGCAAGGCAATTATAAGGCTCTCCGTAATTTGGGCGTTCCAATTACAGATGCAATGGTCAAATCTAAAGACCTCAATGCTGTCTTGCAGGTAACAGCAAAAACATTTGCAGGAGCAGCAGCAGCACGAGCAAATACTTTTGAATTCAGAATGACTCGCCTGACCATTGCTTTGGATGAAGCAAAGGAAACACTAGGCGCAGCCCTTTTGCCTACCCTTGAACAATTGTTCACAACTTTAACAACAAGAGTCATTCCAGCCGTTCAGCAATTCCTTGATGAAAATGGCAATAAACTTGTTGCAGCCTTCCAAGCAGCAATCAAAGCTGTTGTTGGTTTTGGTTTTGTAGTTTTCAAAGTTTTCCAATTTGTTGCAAAAAATAAGAATGTTTTCATAACACTCGGCGCAATTATTGCCGCCACATTTGTAGCAGGTAAAGTCATTGCATTCGTCAAAGCCATCGGCGCATTAGTTGCTGCATACAAGGCAATCAGAGCAGCAGCCATTGGCGCAGCAGCAGCACAGGCAATTGCAACAGGCGGTATTTCAGTCGCAGCAGCAGCAGCAGGACTTGCAGCCTTCACAGCAACACTTGGTGGACTTTATGTCGCCGTCAAAAGCGCAAATGGTGCGATGGATGGTCTTGAGCAAACAGGCGAAGATTTAAAATTTTCATTTGATGGGTTGAACGATAAGACAGAAGGATTCCTTAAAAATCTCAAAGGTCTCAATGTTGACTTGTCAAAGGGAGTTAAAAAGACAAAAGAACAAATTGCAGCAGATAAATTGCTTGCAAAATCAAAGGCAACTCTTGCTGCTTTAGCAAAATTGGGTGTCGTGCCAACAACTGAAAAAGACCCAATTCAGCTTGAAGCAGCACGCCTGAATCTTTTGAAGCAAAACAACCTAGAAGAGCAACGCCGACTTGCAGCCATCGTGGAAAATATGAAGGCACAATTGATGGCTAATGAAGCAGTTCAGCGATATGTTGACTTGCTCGGAGTCGTTGCCGATCAGACTATTTCAGATCAAGAAGTCATCCTTCTTGCTTCCAAATGGGGAATCAGCACAGAAGCCGTTGTCGCTTATACAACCGCCATCTTTGCCGTCAATGATGCAACTCTTTCAACAGATGAAATTGACCTGCTTGCAAAGCAATGGGGAGTTACAAAGCAACAAGCAGAAATGTATCTTGACTTCTTCAAAGCGATCAATGATGGCAAACTAGATCAAACCGAAGTCAATGCTTTGATGGATAAGTGGAAACTGACCAGCAAAGAAGTTTCAGAATATGCAACAAAAATTGCCGCAGGTGTGGTTCCATCAACATTGTGGCCAACCCCTGGAAACCAGGCAGCGCAATCTTGGCGTGATGCACTTGCAGCTTTGAATGCCTACCTTGCAGCAGCAGGAGTCAAACTTTCTCCAACAGCACCAACAACACCAACAACACCAACAGTTCCTACTGTTCCAGGTGGTGGTGGCCCTGTTATGGGTAAAGCAGCCATTGAAGCATTGACACCAGCACAGGCAGAAAAAATCCTCTCAACAATGCCATCTAGTGTTGCAACAACATTGACTCCGGCACAAATCTCTGGAATGCGTTATGCAGCACAAGCAGCAGCGCAAGCAGCAGCCCAACAGAAGATGATTGATTCAATTGCCCTTACTGATCCAACCGCCCAAGCATCCCTTCAATCAGGGCTTGCAGGTGGAGCATCACTCAGCGCAGCAATTTCAGGCTCAAGGTATGCAGCACAGGCAGCAGCACAATACGGTGCAGGAACGACTGTCAATGTGACTGTTCAGGGAAGCGTGACAACTGAGAACGATTTGGTTGCATCTATTCGAAACGGATTGCTTCAAGGGCAAAATAATGGTCAAGCAATTGTGAAATCTGCGGTGTCAATCTAATGGCTATGCCTACACTTGGCGTTGCAGTTGACTTTGCCAACGGCCCTGCCTTCGGCAATCCACTTATTCTTGGTGATGCTTCAACGCCGCTTGGCGTGGGCATCCTGGCAGATACGGCTTCAGATGTTGTTGATGTTTCTGACATCACCCTTCGCGCTTCAATTCGCAGAGGCAGAAACAGAATCCTCAATAAGTTTGAAGCAGGAAGTGCAACTGTTACTCTTGAAGATACAAACGGCGATTGGGTACCAACAAACACCTCATCGCCCTACTATGGCAAACTCGTTCCTCTTCGTAAAATCCGCATTTGGGCAGATTACAATTCAGTTCGGTATTACCTTTATTCAGGCTATATCACGAGCTATGACACAAACTTTCAAGTCGGTGTTGAATCAGTCTCAAGTGTGACCTTGCAATGCGTGGATGCCTTCCGTCTTTTCTCCAATGTTTCCATTTCAACAGTCGCAGGAACTTCGGCAGGGCAGACAACAGGTGAGCGCATGAATAACTTGCTTGATGTTCCAACCTTTCCAACTTCAATGCGTGTGATTGATACAGGCGACAGCACCGTTCAGGCAGACCCAGGAACTGACCGCGATCTGCTCAATGCTTTGCAGACAATTGAAAACAGCGAATTCGGCGGTTTCTATATTGACCCTGAAGGCAACGCCACATTCCTTTCACGCGATACCCTGGCTCAAAAGGCAGATCAGACGGCAACAGATTTTGCAGATGATGGCACAGGCATTTCATATCAAACCATTGATTTTGCCTATGACGACACCCTTATCTTTAACGATGTGACCGTCAATCGTGTGGGTGGTATCGCTCAAACTGTGCAGGATACAAGCAGCATTGAGACCTATTTCATCCACTCAGGAAAGCGTGAAGGATTACTCATTGAAACCGATGCTGAGTCTTTAGACCAAGCAACGATGATCCTTCAATCACGCAAAGATGCCATTTTTCGCATTGACTCCATTGGGCTGAATTTGGCAGATGATGCAGAGACGGCTCGAATCCAGGCAGGGTTGGAACTAGACATCTTTGACTTGGTTGACATTACTAAGTCAACTCCAGGGGCAGGAAGTGTCACCCTTGAACTATTCATACAAGGCGTTCAGCATGACATTACGACCAACACTTGGGGAACAAAATTTTTCACGGCTGAGCCTATAATTCAGGCGTTCATTTTAGATTCAACAACACAAGGCATATTGGATGGCGCAAACTCTGTGCTTTCCTACTGATTAAGGAGCAACAATGGCAAAACAGACATTCACAACAGGTCAAGTTTTGACCGCAGCACAAATG